GTCAGCAGTTGGCAGGGCTTGGACTTGATGCAGACGGTCGGCCGCGTGAAGGCTGAGTACGACGGCCTTCCGCTGTCGTTGCGGCCGCGCGAAATACTGGTTGACGTGATCGGCATGGGCGGCGGCGTCGTTGACCGACTGCGCGAGTTGAGTTTGCCTGTGCGCGGCGTGAACGTGGCCGAAAGCCCGGCGATGGGTGACACGTACATTAACTTGCGGGCTGAGTTGTGGTTCAAGATGCGCGGCTGGCTTGAGCAGCGCGGATCACGACTGCCGAAGAACGAGCAACTCATTGCGGAATTGGCGTCAATCAGGTATAGTTTCGTTAGCAGCGGCAAGATGAAGGCGGAGAGCAAGGACGACATGCGCAAGCGTGGCCTGCCATCGCCTGACCTTGCCGACGCCGTCTGTCTTACGCTGGCGTCCGACGCGATTAGCGCGAACGGCGGTAAAATGTCAACTTGGGGCAAATCCCTGAAACGAAATTTAAAGGGAATTGCTTGATGGGCGAGCGGCACTGAATGGCTAGTATATTTGAGCTTTCGCGTGAGGACTTCATGGCGGCCCTGCCAGAGCTTGCCGGTCAGGGCGTTGACGTGGACGAGTTGCTGCGAGGTTACAACGCGCAAAACGATGTGACGGCTGGCATTCTTGGTTCGCTTGGTTCACCGTCGCAGGGCATTGAGGACAGTGGCCGCGCACGCACGCTTGGCGGCATTCTGTCATATGACCCCACTACTGACGCTGGAATGGATCGTCTCAGGTCTGTCGGCGTAGAGCCTCGCGCTATGGCTCAAGATGTCATTGGCGGCCTACTCGGCGCTGGCCAGAACGTCTACAACGCGACATCTGGCCGCCTGCCCACCGAAGACTTGCAGGGAGCGGCCTTTGACGCCGCTGGCCTTGTTGCGGGCCTCGGCGCTGCGTCAGCGGGACGTGGAATTTTAGATTATGACCCGAACGTTATGCGGGCTGGCCTACTGAAGGCTGACCTTGACCCGCTGGGATACCAGAATGTTAAGATGGACAGCCGCTTGAGGGACACTGATGTCGGGATTACTGACGCTGGGGTCAATTTGGAGCGCACACCCATGTCGTGGGAGGATATGGAAGGAGACTTTGTTATTCCGTTTTACGGCGACAGAACGTCTGGTGGCATGAATATTTCGAGCGTTAACGACATAAAGTTTGATCGCGATGTGTATACGGAGGGCGGCCTTGACTACATGCGCGGCCCTGCTGCCCAAGCAGACAACGCGGTGTGGGCGTCAAACTCTAATATTACCAAGAGATTGGCTGACAGTGCCGATAAAGCTGTTTTTAGCAACCCCGATAGGCGGATCGTTGGCGTGACTGGAAGTATGTCCCCCGACGCAAATGATTTTGCTACAATGACCGGGGGGTCAGTTGGTGAAATTGTCCAGCAACTCGGCGTACCATCAAAAACAGCCGCCGATTTTGATGGCATTATGCGAGCTGCTGACCCAGATTTTGTGGGGGTTAATTCTCCCAAACTGAGAGAGTGGCTTGAAACCACGACTTCACCTCTTCGTAAGACATTCATCAGGCTGGCTGACACAAAAATAATGAAAGAAGGTGGCTTTCCTGACATGGCACTTGGCCGCTACGCCGTTACCGACCCAACACAGCGTGATATTCCGCCGGGAATGTTTGGTATGGGGGCGGCCCAGATTGATACATCCGCGCCTAGGGCATTTAACAACCCAAAGGGTAACCAGCCGCGCGTGAATGTCCCCCACGGGACGTATAATTCAATAATCAAGGGCGACTATCTGGGTTCGCTCCCTCCCGTACCACAAGGGCTTTTATTTCGTGATGTTTACGACAAAATGGAGGGTAAACTGACAAAAGCGGGGAAGCCAATGTCGTCTGCGCACAAAACGCACGCCATTAAGACAATTGTTCCCGCGCAGGAGATAACGCCTCAAGTGCTTGAAGGGATTTTAGATTATATTGCTAAATTTCCAAAATAAGTGGCTCTGGGTCTTCTATGCCCAGCACTTTGCACACAACCTCATCCAAAGCCTCAATATCTTCCGCATCAATGCCAAGGTTTTGAGCTTTGAGCAGAATGATTTCTCTTTGCGTCTCAGGATCAAGCATTTTTACCTCCATTTTGTAAATAACACTACGGCGGCGCGGTTGCTGGGTCAATCTAGCAATATTTAGAAAAATAGGGTAATATCCCCACAAACATCCAATTGGAGCGCAGTAAATGCCAATCACAACCTACGCCGAGTTAAAGTCGACAATTGCCGACTTTTTGAACCGCGATGACGTTGCGGGCGTGGCCACCACGTTCATTTCGCTGGCCGAGACTGACATGCAGCGCCGCATACGGCATTGGCGCATGGAAAAACGGTCAACAGCGGAGATCGACACGCAATATAGCGCAATCCCCGCTGACTTTGTCGAAGTGATCCGCTTTTACGTGACATCGGGCGACACCAAGCCGCTTGAGCTGATCAGCCAAGCCGAATTGCTGGATCGCAAACGCAGGAATCTGAACACGTCAGGCTCTCCGTCGTATTACGCGATCACGGCAGGCGAAATTGAGGTCTACCCCGTCCCCGACGCCACCTACACGTCGGAATTGTATTACACCGCACGCATTCCCGCACTGAGCGACAGCAACACGTCAAACTGGCTGCTGGATAACTATAACGACGCGTACTTGTACGGATCACTGGTCCACTCGGCGCCGTACCTCAAGGAGGACGCCCGCATCCAGACGTGGGCAGCGTTGTATCAGAGCGCCGTTGATGCTATAAATGCGGAAAGCGAAAAGAGTAAATTTGGCGGCAGCGGCCGTCGTCTGAAGATTAGGGGGCTGTCATGAGCTTTTCAAACTCGACCGAAACGCTGGTCCTGAACTGGCTACTGACTGCTGGCACGGCCACGCGGCCAACTGCTTGGCACCTTGCGCTCTTTACGAGCAACCCGGCGGAAGACGCCAGCGGCACAGAGGTGACGACAGTCGGCACGGCGTATGCGCGCCAAGTTGCTGCGTTTACCGTGTCAGGCAACACGGCGTCCAACACGTCGGCCATTGAGTTCCCGACGGCGACTGCGACTTACGGCACTGTCAGCCACGTCGGCGTCTTTGACGCGGCAACCAGCGGCAACCTGATCGCCTACGCAGCTCTGACCACATCTAAAGTAATCGACACCGGCGACGTCCTGCGTGTTCCAGCGGGCGACCTCGACATCACACTGGATTAACCGATGGCTGACGTCGTTTACCGCACTGGCTACGGCACGGCCGCATTCGGCGTCAGGGCTTACGGCGTTGACGGTGCGGTAAAGGCTGCGGCCAGCACTGTCGTCACAGTCAGCGCGACTGTGGCCGCGTCAACGCGCGTGCGGCTGTCGGCGTCCATTGCTGCCACGGCGTCCAGCACGACGTCCGACGCCCTGACTGTCCGCGAAGTCTCGTCAACTGCGTCTGCGTCTGCAAGCACTGCGGCCGCCTGTGAGCGCATCCAGCAGCCGTCGGCTACGACGACGCCATCCGCAGCCGTGACGGCCTCTGGTGAGCGTGTGAGGCTGTCTGTGGCTGCGTCTGCGCCGTCAGCGACTGTGAGTGGCGCTGCAACCCGCGTGCGCCTCTGTGACGGCATTGCGGCTGCCTCCGCGACGGGCCAGTCCACTGTGACGCGAGTGCAGCATACTGCCGCTGCGGCGACCTGCACGTCCGACGTGCAAACCACCGTCACCCGCGTGCGGTTTGGTGCGGCTGACTTTGCGCCTGCGTGCGTATTCGTGGCCAACGCAATTGAGAAATGGGAGCCGGAGGCTGGCACTGCTGAAACGTGGACGCCAGTTGATCCCGCGAGCGAAATATGGCAAGATGCAACCAGCGCAGCCGAGGATTGGATTGCGTCTTCCCCTACATCGACGGATTGGAACGCAGCCTCGGCCACTGATGAAACTTGGGCTGACGCCGCATAGGAGAATAACATGGCAGACACAACAACGACAACGCTTGGGTTAACTAAGCCAGAAGTCGGCGCGTCCGAGGATACTTGGGGCGCAAAGGTTAACACGAACTTTGACTTGGTTGACGACGCGCTCGACGGCACGACTGCGGTGTCCCTAGACATCAACGGCGGCACAATCGACGGCACAGTGATCGGCGGGGAAACTCCTGCGGCTGTGACTGGCACGGCAATCACTGGCACATCGTTTGCCTCGACGGGCGACATGACCTTCGGTGACAACGACAAAGCCATCTTCGGCGCTGGGTC